AGCAGTAGTATCAGTGGTTTGAGTTTGCTCACTTGATTTTGTTGCTGTAGTATCTACTGGAGTAGATTCTGTAGGCGTAGTTTCAGTCTGAGTTGGCTCAGTTGTTGCTTCGGTTGGTGTAACAGGTTCTGTTGAATAACTTGATACATCAAACGGATTGATTTCTTGCTCTGTCATTTTGGTTTGGTTTATATTATGCAAATATATAAATTATTCTGCTTCAGTTTGTTGCTGCTCTTGCATAGCCTGTTGTTCTGACATTTGTTGTTGCTGCATAGCTTCTTGTTGCTTTGCATTAAAGTAAGAATCAACAATCGCTTGCAAGTCTTCTGTAAGTGGCTTACCTAATTCAAATGATTTAAGAAGTATATTCTGAACAAACTCTTGTTGAGAAAGTTCTTGCTTCATTTTCATTTCAGTAGATACAACCATTGCTTTACCTTGAGCTTCCATTTGAGTTAATTGAGCATCTGCCTGAGCTTTTGCTTGAATTGACTGCTGTTGGGATTGAGCATTCATTTCTGAATTAGATTGAGCTTTCTTCATCTCATTCTTCTCTTTTAGCTCTTTAGACTTCTTAAGATACATTTCAGCAAGCTTAGTATTCTTAATACTTCTTACTCTAAATGCATCTTGGAATTCAATCATTCCAGCAGACAATGCTGTTTGAATCATGCTCTCAAGAAACTGCCTTTCCTTTTCATCTGGAAGAACTTCTATCTTAACGTCAAATTTCTTACCGTTTACCTTTTCTGGACTAAGATAGTCTGAGTATTGCTTACCTCCGTAAGAAACAGAATCATAAAGCAATAATGAAATCTTGAATGCTGTTTGCTGATATAAGCTTAAGTATGCATCATATATAAAATCAGTTGCATTGTTAGATGCTTGAATCTGAGCTTGTTGTACCCCTAATCCTAATTTTGGATTAACTCCAGAACCTTCTCTATATTCATTTACCCCAATCTCGTCTCTAAGTCTATCTAGGTAATGATTATAAACCATAATCAACTGCTGAATCTGACTAACAGAACCAGAGTTAGGAGCTTCTTGAATAGGAACTCCATTTACACTATCTCCATCTTCAGTTCTACGCTTGTAGTATATGTTACCAGTTTGGTCGTAAACAGCTTGTAGCTCAAGTGGAGTTAATGCCTTTGCCTGACCAATATTAATATCTGATAAAGAGTCAATATCTATAATTAAACCTGAAGGTCTAAGTTTTGCGATTAATTGCTGAATCTTCAAGTGAGCTAATGTCATCTGACGAATAGAAGTTTCCATTCTTTCAGGGATAGCCATGTTCTCTAAATCTAGATTCTCATGCATGTATACGCTATAGCTAAAGTACGCGTCAGCAATATCCTTTGTAGTTGATGGCTTAATCATATTCTTAGCCACACCCCACTCAAGCATCATATCTGTATTCAACGCATATACACCTCTATAGATAACGTACATATCTTTTGTTATAGCCTGCTTGTTTTCGCCTGTAACTTGGTATGTCTTATCCTTTTTATCTACAGCTACAAGATTACCATACTTATTTGTTTTAGCCTGGTAAACCATGCAATCAATAGTCTTAATCTCATAATCTATAACATCTACAGTCCAATCATCGTATGGTCTATCAATAGCATATCTAAATCTGTCATCCCATTTAACTGATTGAGTATATTGTTTAGCCTGTTTAGCTAATTGCCAAATCTTATCTTCAGGCATGTCAGGATAATTATTTCTAATGTCTACTAATTTCATAGACAATACCTCTCCTATAAAAGAAACATCACGGAAGTCATCATATTGAGAGAATCCATAAAAGCTATTTTCAGGAACAACTCTTCTTATATTTATCTTTCCATCAACTCCTGTGCTTACTTTAGTAGCACCTAGTCCTGTTTCTGCAATGTCTTCCAAAAGCTTACGCTTAATAACAGGCCATCCGTTCTCATGAAAAACATATTCACAGCCCTTTTCAAACAATATCTCTTCTGGTAATTGATATTCTAGTCCAAAGTACAATTCTAATTCATCGTAATCTGAAGGCGTAAAGTCTCCTTCTGGCATTAACTTAACACCAGACTGAGCTTCCATCTGCTTAACTTCATCTCCAAAGTTCATTCTAAATTCAACCTCATCTCTATCGTACTTTTTACGCTCAACAGATACTGGGTCAATCGCACTTGCTTTTACTTTCTCATCTCTCTTCATGAATCCACCGATAATAACTTGCATGAACTTAGGAGCAATAGCAGGAGCTTTCATATCTAGGTTAACAAATGCTTCCTTCCCATCTACATTAAGTAAATCAAGGAACTCTTGCATAGGTTGCTTACCTCTAGAGAACTTTCTATTCTTCTCAAACTTTTTGTTACGTCTAGAGAAATAGCCGCTATTATAAGCTTTTTGTAAGAATTTGGATATTTTCAATCCTTCTTCCTTTTCTCTTTTAAGCTTAGAATTCCCTAAATGGAAATTCAATATCTCTTTTGTTGTTGCGTTAGTATCAGTCATAATTATAGCAAAAGTACAAAATTACATTACATGTTAATCTTGTATGTTTTTAATGGCAAGGACATGAGCTTTACCTCCTCCTTGTGACTTTCCAAAGATACGCCAGAAAGTAGACTAATCATAAAAGCTACAGTTCGGTCAAAAGCAGTACGATTCTCGTGGTCGTATGCCAACAACTCTTCTAGTAGGTCATTAAAATAAATCTTCTTGCAATGGCTTTCTATGTATGTGATACAAGTATCAAGCTGCCTAGCTAATGCAAATCCATCTCCAGAAGCTACTCCATACTTAGAAGGGCCACTTCTTCTCTTGAACTTATCTATAGCTATTTGAGGTGTTCTCATCAAGTATGACTTAAATCCCTTGTTTGAAAAATTGTCAACAAAGTCATCCCCTACGTCATTCTCATAACAAGCCTTGTATCCATAGAATACGGATGCTTTAAGCATCTCGTCATGGAACATGCTCTTAAGTCTAGGTCTACCTACATATTCAGCTATTGGCATCCCAGTATTATCTGGGTCTTTCATATCAAGTTTTTCAAATATGTAACAAGTTCCCATAGACCCCTTACCACTAATAACAGATGACCTGAATGGGTCAATCCCATTTGAATAGATATGATTATTACCAGGGCTTTTCACCCCACCAATCTCATCCCACTTATTCTGCATCTCTTTAGGAGGGAACTTATGTATAAGCCAATTTCCTTCCTTGTCATCAGCCCAATCAACAGTCTTATTGTCTTTCCAAAAGAATCTAACTCTACGAAGAGATACTTTTTCTTCTTTAAGAAAGTCTATCTGATTGTATATATTATCAGCATTGAAATAGCATTTCTTGGTATCAATCATGAAAGCCTCATTCTCGTCAAATGGATTCATACGAATCTCCTCTGACAGCTGCTCTTTATCTGTGATAAGCTTTCTTTGGTTAATTAGGTAGTCTCTGCTACCCATTTCTATCTTTATTCCAAATCTCTCATAGATATACTTCTTTTGCCTTTCGGTAGGTGCATCTATAATAGACTTTCCGTATTCATCTATAAAACCTTCGTATCCATCATAAGCAGGACAGAAATATCTATAAAGCCCAGATGAAGTCATTTGGTTGTCAAATTGGTTACTAGCCTCATAAAGTTTCTTGTATGGCTCACCTCCAGACTTAGCATCGTTGGCTGTAGATGGTATCAGGCAAAATCCTACCTTGATAGCACCTCTACCCATTGTCTTTTTAACAATAGGCCAGTATTGGTTAACAGATACATCTTTAGGCCACTTACCAGCCTCGTCCATTAGCAGCGCAGTAACACGACCAGAGTCGTATGAGTTAAGGGCAGTATTCTTAAAGTTAATCTTTGACTCAAGACCAATGTCATCATCAAATATCTTTCCCTTTTCCCTACTCTTAGATTTCTTTTTATCTTTCTTTTTCTTGAATACAAGTTCAGTTTTAGTCTCTTCGTCCTCTGCTCTAGGCTTTAGAAATATAGGTAAATTCCTATATCCGTTCATTACCATATACACAAAGGCATCACTAGCATCCTTACCAGTCTTAGATATGATACCACAGAATGACTTACGCTTAGTTATGGATTTCCAAACTAGGTATGCCGTAGCTTGAGATGTAGCACCCTCACG